CAATTGCTTTCCTACCTTTGCCTGACACATTTCCAATTAATATTCTTGCACTATCATCTGCAGCTGCTTTAATTATATAATTCCCATCTTGAGGAAACTCTACATGTTCCCATCGGATAATATGTTCTCCCGCATATGAGTCGGTAGAGTAAGTGGGCGATACTTTGTCTTGTTCTAAAACTCTGGGGTTTTTTAATATTAAATCGGCATTATTATCATATCCATTATCAATATTATCATCAAAACCAATTTCTGTCTTATCAATTTGTTTAAATCCACTCGTTGGACTACCACCTATCTGCTTAATACGATATCTTTTCCCAGCAGTGAACTCACCAGAACCCTTTTGCTTATCATTCTCTTTAAAAGTGCCACTATTAAAATACGGGTTGCTATCATATGTTCCTCTTTTTAATCTCAATAAATCGGTATCAGTTTCAATAGAAATTTCACTTAAAGCAAGACCAGATGTTCTTATATTGTCATCAATTTTCATTTCAAAGTCAAGTTTCATTCTACCAGAACCAGTAACCTTAAGGTAAAGATTGCCACCATCTCTCTCAAAGAATGCCTTTGGAGCTTCTGATGTGGTTTGTTTTACTTTTTCACCTTGAGGATCAAAAGGAAGTACAGCATACTTATTAAAGAAACCACCAATCTTTTTACCTAAAATTGGTTTTGCTCTATACAGTTTTCTATCTGCCTTACCCATAGAAGAACTTGTATCAAAAATACTATAAGGAGAAGAACTTCCTTTACCGGGTTTTGAAGCCCCTCTTGGTGAACCCGACTGACTATTACTAGATTTCATAGTAAAGCTATAGGTGTCATCACCCCTTCTATTCTTAAAGTTTCTATTTGAACCTAGAAGTTTGATCTCCGTATTGTCTGCAAAAATTTTAATTTGTTCTACAGCAACACCTGCATTATCTGTATCATCATCCCACCTGAATCGTATTTTAACGGGTCCAGTTCCAATGAGGCTATTGCCATCTTTAGAAAAAGTTACCTTGCCACTTAAAATTTCAAGCCACGAGTTGGTATCATCCCCTTTTGCATCACGGAATTTTATTGTTTTACCGTTACCACTAATATCTAAGTTATTATTTGCTGAATTTAACCCAATATAGGCAATCTTATACTTAATCTGCTTAGATTGTTCTTGTTTAGTCTCCCTAGATTGGTCATTTACCACCATAGGTGGTGTAACTATTGTTTTAGTTATCGTTTCTTCGCCACCATTTTCAAGTGATGCTGTAATTGTATACAGACCTTCTGTTATAGATTTAGTAACTGAACTTGGAGTTCTTTTTGTTGGATTTTGTTTAGTAAATCTTCTAATTTGAGACGGCGTAAAGTCCCAAAGAGTTCCTTCTGAATTGCTAAAATTTATATTGCAAAAACTATCTCCAATAGCAGTGAAAGTATACTCCCCATCATAAGGAAAGTATTCTTGCCAAACCATAGTATAAACCTTACCTACATGTGCGCTACCTTCTGCCTCACTCTCAGGCACAGGAGATATTGCATACTTATTCATAAAAGTATCATCAACAACCTCTATAGGATTTCTCTTGGTTGGATCTCTAAAAGAAAGTCTATAGGTTAAATCATACGTGCTCTCTCTTATTTTGTGATCCTTTCCTATATTAGATCTATTTTTATTTGGTGCTTTTATCGTTTTTGGATTTCTTGCTTTAAATCTACCTCTTTCTGCAGTAAGTTGCATATCATCATTATCATCCTTCGATCCTACATAGTCAGCAAAAATTACTTTACCCTTTCCAGGACCTCTTTCTACAGATTTTCCACCCTCTTCTCTTACGAGACCTTGTTCAATTGCCCTATCAACATTCTTAACCTTTCTTTTTTTATCAGAAGTAACAATGTATGTTGTGTTAACTCTAACTCTTCTAATTACTTTTCTAGATCCAGAATTTCTATTTTTGTCTACTTTAAACTCTCTACCAATACCTTTAATACTAAATTTATGAGAACCATCCTCTGCTTCAAAATTAAATTCTAAGTTTCTATTTCTTCTTGAACCCTGACTATAAATTTCAAACTCAACAGGAACTAAGCCAGTATTCTTTTCAGGTTTAAGAAGGTCTCCACCCCAAGTCCAATGGTCAACAGGAAAAAGCACATTATTATTTTTATTTTCACCTACAACAATAAGTGGTTTTTGAGTTCTACTATTCCACCAAGTTCCTGTTGATTTTCTTTGAACAAACTCTTGATATTTTTGAGTCTCTGATCTGATAGGGTCCTGGAAATAATTTGCATAATCACCTGGATTCCAATCACCTATGATTTGACTATTTACAGGGTCAAGTCTGACACCATAAGCATCTTCATCAAAATTTGGAATAAGAGTTTCTAAATCTAAATTTTCAAACTCATCTTGATCAGTATAAGTTTCAAGTAAAGTTGCAGTTTCGCCAAGAAATGCCTGAGCATTTACTCTAGTTGCCAGTCCAAAAGTATCTTTAATTTCTACAAGTGGTGGATATTTATATCCAAAACCATTATGAATTAAATCGACCGCAAGAATTGATCCATCACTACCAACGACAGCGTTTGCTTGAGCTCCAATTCCTCCTCCACCCAAAAAATTAACTTCTATCTTATTAACATGACCCAAATCAAGACTGGGATCGATCCCATCAATACCACCACATGCACTCACATCATTTTTTGGTATAACATCGTCTGGTGTTAATGCATTGACTTCATTAATATTTAAATATCTTACTCCATCTCTATTAGCTACAATAAACTGTGTGCCAGGTTCAAGTTTCGCATATCTGTTGGCTTCAAAAATAGTTACATTGGAAACATAACCTCTATCTGCAGAGATATATCCAACTCTAATATCTTGTGTTCGTGAATTTCCAAACAAATCGAATCTGTCTTCCGCCATACCTATAAAAGTATTTCCCTACTAATATGTGAATATTTATGAGGTTGGGTCAACCCTTGTTTGAGGTATTGGAATATTGTCAACCCCCGTTTGTCCTTTGGCAGGTTTTGCAAATGGTAATACTGCCACACCCTCTGCAGATTGCTCTCCATTAACAGATGCTTTATTAATAGACTCTGCACTAGGAAGCTGCGTCTGAGACTGACCTCCCCCACCACCATCAAGAGTATAGAAGTCTGATACTGCTATATTTGGAGACAAATCACAACCAAATACACTTAACTTTATATTGGTAAAATTCATAGCACCAGAAATACTACCAACAATCTTAGAGATTTCTTTAGTTATACCATCAACTTGATTAGTAATACTAGCAATCTCACTCTGAATTTCACCAACAAATGATTCCAAGTTATCTAAAAGTTGATTATTAGCAGAATTTACATCGTCTATAGTACTTCTAATCGTAGAAGCAACGATATCCTCAGCATAACACATCGGAACTCTTGGTGCTGTTTCAAACTCAACTCCGTTTTTCACCTGCTGTTTTGCCTTCTTCTCAAGACCATCTAAGTCAATACTATCCTGCAACTTACTTAAGATTTGACCTGCAAGTTTTTGAATAATTTTACTATACAAACAGTAAGTCAGTTGGGTCATTTGCTCTTTGATATCTGCAAAGAGGTGTCTAAAACTAGATGGAATTGTTGATACTACAGCAGTTAATCCTTGATTTACAGTCTTAATAATATATTCTGCAATTTTATCAAATATTATCTTCATATATTTTGCCATTGCACTAGCAGCATCCTCAATCGTTTTTCTTATATTTTTAATAGTGTTTGATACTTGTTCAACATAACTTTGAAATGTCTGCAAATACTTATCAATCTTACTAATAAGATTATCTACAATTGTCTGAATATTTTTAACAGCAGATTCCAACTGGTTATCTGCTTTCATCATAGGAATTTTTTGCTTATATTTATCACTCCTCTTAACATCTGCTGACTCAAGTTGATGAATTCCATCAACATGCTCCTTAGTTGCACCTGGTTGTGATGGAGCAAGAGGAGATTCCTCTCTCTTTTTTTGTTTTGCTATAGATTTTTTTATCTTTCTTTTAATAAATCTTACACGTTCTTCTCCTACTAGTCCCTTTTTCGATGCTAAGTCTTCAGCATCAGAAGTATATTGCCGTACTACAGGAGACTCAGAAGCAGAAGAAGATAATCCATATTCATTTACTATAGTTGTTGATGATGGTTCTACTGTATATGGAGATATGCCTGGTTTAGTAGTTTGAAGTGCTTCATCAGGTAAAACTTCTCTTATTGCCTCAGACTTTGGAGTTTGTCCTCCAGCAATACCACTAGTGTTCAGAGAACCATTTAGGGTGTCTGTGACTCTATCGTTACCAATTGTTGGCGCAAGACTAGACTGTGAATTATTTCCAAGCACTCCCATAATAACAGGAACTTGCATTTCCTGTCCATCAATAAAGAAACCAAACACCATATTACCTTGGCGAAGGTTAGCAGTCGCGAAGGATTCAGATTGTCCTCCACCTCCAGTCACAGGATACATTATCTGTGCCCAAGGCAAGTCCTCAGAAGGAATTGTTACTTCCCCCTGGTCATGAAGACCAATGATTCTTACTTTATATCTCCTTCCCCAACCAGGAACTTGACCAGAATCAGCATACTTACCGGGTAGAATATTATCTCTCCAAACAGAATCATCTGCAATTTGACCGATCCACCAATTAAAAGATGAACCTAAAAATCCCGGATTAAAACTAGTAGATCCTTCCATTAATCCTCGTAAATTCTACATTCGTCTGATTCTGGATTTTCATCGCAATACATTTCAAGTGCGGTTGGATCATGATGATCTCCTGCCTCAATATCTTTCTTATGCTCATCGGCATAACGTTCAAGATGCTCTAATTCATCTGCAATGTGTCTACGTCTTTGAGGACTAATACTGCCCTTTTCAAGTTCTTCTTTATCGTCATCGATGTGTTGTTCTATTGTTCTATCAGTCATAAGTTTTACCTAGTTTTTGCTGTTCTTCCAACAGAGTCTCTTACTAAAAGTAATTTAGTATAAGTTCCATTAAGATCTAAAAAGTGACACAGTTCAGTTATAATATATAGACCGCCGGATTGTTTATTCATACCATCAGTTAATTTGTCTTGTTGCTGAGGAGAGTCTACATATACTGCGTCACCTGCGTGGAGAGAGAAATCTCCCGGAATTACAACCTCTGCTTTAAAAGAAAAGAATTGGTTGTATCTCATTATAGACTGATTTAAAACTTTTTCAACCTTAAAGTTTTCATCCTTTGACTTTTGTAGTTGTTGTTCAGTGTTTCCGCTAGGTAAACTTCCAGTATCAGTAATTGCATAAGTTGTTCTAGAAAAGTTTTTATTTGCTCCAGTTCTA